CCCCTCTCAAAAACGAACGCCGCCACTGTACTGGGCCGACCTGCCGGACCCGCCGGCCCGCATGGACGCCTCCTGTCTCAATGCGGACCTCGCCGCCGAAGCGCGGGCAGGGAGACGTTGACCGTGACCTCCCCCTCGTCCGCCCCCACTCTGCCCTGCACCCGCTGCGGCCAGGATTTCCCGCGCGTGATGCTGACCGAGGTATGGAGCACCAACCGGCGGCTCAAGCGGTATTGCGGCCCGTGCTTCGCCCTCTACACCGCCTACATCGAGTCCTGGCGGCGCGTCGCCGCGTCCTGGAATGGAAGTTGAAAAGATGCCAGAAACAGCTTATACTTCACCCGTCGTTTCAGCAGAAACGACCGGGTGTCGTAACCCGCAGAGACTAGGCGCTCCGGCGCCCATCCAAGGCGCTATTTTTTTGTGCGTTGCCCCCGATCAATGGCGGGCGATGCAGGGCAGGCCGCAAGGTCTGGCCGCGTGCCTAGTTCGCGGTTTTACGACCCCTGTATCGTTCGCCACCCTCCTTGTCGTAAAGGCCGTGGCGAACTCCATCCCAACTAGGAGTCCGCTCATGTTGTCAGCTAATCCCTGCCGGCTCGGTTATGTCGGCCGCAAGCCCGGTTCACCCTCCCCCGACCGCGACGCCGATTCGTGGTACACCCCAGCCTCTTATGTCGAAGCCGCCCGCAAGGTGATGGGCGATATTGACCTCGACCCGTTTTCTTCCGAAAAAGCGAACGCGACGGTACGAGCTACCCGCATTCTGACCGAAGGCCGTTCGGCGTTTACCACGGCCTGGCGCAAAGACAAGCACCGTTACCCGGACGGGGTGTGCGTGTGGATGAATCCCCCGTATTCGGCTGGACTGATTCATCGGGCCGTAGAAACCTTCCTCGTAAACCTGAGCGCCGGACACGTCGCACAAGCGGTAGTGCTCGTCAACAACGCCACGGACACCCAATGGTTCAAGGCGCTGCGCGAACACAGCACGGCGGTTTGCTTCACCCATCACCGTATTTCTTTCGAGTCCCCTGACGGCAAACGGGTAAGCGGAAACACGCGCGGCCAGACGTTTTTTTATTTCGGGCCAGAATCCCGCGCCGAGGCGTTCTCGGTGGAGTTCGCGCGGTTCGGCTGGTGCGTCAGCAAAAATAAGGGGTGGCGGTCACAAGCTGGAGCCGTGGAGAAGCAGGCGTCTTTCACCTGGCTTTCCGAACTGCACCGCTTGGAAAACCAAGCCGCAGAGGATGCGTTATGAGCAGCATCCTCAGCATCAAGCCGGTCCCCGCCGTCCCCGCCGTCCCCGCCGACCAGGATCTTCCCACGCCAGGGACGCCCAGGCTGCTGTACGCGCTGAGTCTATTCGCATGGATCAAGGGCCATCCCGACGCCAGCAGCGATGACTTCGTGGAAATGCTGGAGCGCGCCGAGGAGCGCACGGCAAAACTGCGTGGAGAGCCGCGATGAGCCGTTACCGCAAGATCGAGGCCCGTATTTGGGCCGATGAAAAATTCCGCGCATTGTCCCCGCTTCCCCCGTCAGGCCAAAGCCTATGGCTGTTCCTGCTGACCGGACCTCATACCGGCCCAGTGCCCGGACTGTTCCGCGCCGGGCCGATGGCGATGGCCGAAGAACTGGGCTGGGAACCGGAAGCCTTTCAGGAAGCCTTTCTGGAAGTCTTACGGCAAGGCATCGCGAAAGCCGACCAGAAAGCCCGCGTGGTCTGGATACCGAAGGCTATCTGCCACAACCTGCCGCAGTCTCCGAACGTCATTGCATCTTGGCGCGAGCACCTGAAGATCATCCCCGAATGCGCGCTAAAAAAGGAAGCAGTTCAAGGGATAAGAGCGGGATTGGAGCATCTCGGTCCTGCGTATCTGGCTGTTTTTGATGAAATCTCAGGCACTGTTCCTACCCAGAAGACTTCCGCAAAGCCTTCCGGTAAGCCTTCCGCAAAGCCTTCCTGGAAGGCATCGCCTAATCAGGAGCAGGAGCAGGAGCAGGAGCAGGAGCAGGAACAGGAGAAGAGAGAGGCAACAACCGCAGCGCACGAAGGCGAAACCGACCGAGCCGGCGCTGACGCGCCCGACACACACACACCGGCCCCCGTTTCCGATTTTTTGCCAGAACCGAAAAAGGCGGCGGTTGCCCCATCCGGCTATCCGGTCGAGTTCGAAGACCTGTGGCACGAATACCCGACCCGCAACGGCGGCAACCCGAAGACTAAAGCCCTGCGGGCCTGGAACGACCGCCGCAAGGAAGGCCACAGCCCCAGCGAGATGCTGGCTGGCGTCCGGCGCTATGCCGCCTGGTGCGAGGCCACGGGCAAGCTGAACACCGAGTTCGTCAAGCTGGCCAGCACCTTTCTAGGCCAGGAGAAAGGCTTCTCCGAACCCTGGGAGATGCCCGCGATCCAGCCACCCATCAACGGCAGGCGGGAGACGCGGGTGGAACACAGCCAAAGGATGAGCGCCCTGCTGATGGCGAACTGCGACCGGGCCGACGCGGCGGCGCTCGCGAACGAGGACGGCACCGGCGGCCGGCTGTTCGAGGGGGTGTTCCATGTCCAGCACTGAAGATTTCCGCCGCATGAGCCGGCTGTGGGACCGGATGACGGCGATGTACGGATCACGCTGGGTGGTCGAGTACAGCGACCTGAGCACTGACAGCACCACGCTCGCCCCGCTGGCCGTGATCTGGGCGGAAGCGCTCGCCGACATCGGCAACGATGCCATCGCCGCCGGCTTGCGGAAATGCCTGGACCGCGACTCCCCACACCCGCCGTCGCTTCCGGAATTCTTGCGGCTGTGCGGGCGGCGCAAGGCGTCGGCGGCTGGAGCGCACCAGCCCCGCCTGACGGCGGACTTCCACCCGGACTTTTACGCAGACACCCCGAGCGCCCGCTGCGCCCAACTCGCCGCCGAACTGGCCGAATCCGCGCGCATCGAATTGGCCCCGCGCCTCGCCGCCGTGCTCCCGGACGACCGCCGGCGCGTGATCGCCGCCTACTGGCTGGCCAAAATGGCGGCGATCGGCCCGGTCGGGGAACGGGTCGCAGAGGTGCTGCGGCCCAAGACGGCGCCACAGGAGGAGGAAGCCGCATGACCAGCCGTACCAGTGCCAATTACCACAGGTGGACCCGCGAAGAACTGGACACCCTGGCCTTGCACTGGCCGCGAGGGGGCCTCCGGGCGGTGTCCCCCCACCTGCCTCACCTGGGCGCCGACGCGCTGCGTGGCAAGGCGTGCGACCTGGGGATACACGTCGCCGGTCGGCAACCCCACCGGCGCCAGCCGACCTCCGAACTGATCGACTCCGCCATCCGCCGGGATTACCGGAACGGTCGGCCCAACCTCCGCGCGCTGGCGCTCGCGACGGGCCGGCACGTGGGCTGGCTAAAATGGCGGGCGGCCGTGCTGGGTATCGCCTCCGGCGCGAGGCGCCGGAACCCTCCCTGGACGGAGGCAGAGAACCTCGTGGTCACCGACGGCATCGAGCGGGGCCATTCCGCAGTGGCCATCCGGAATGCGCTAAAGCGTGCTGGCTCCCTCCGGTCGCTCGACGCCATCTTGAGCCGGGTCCACTTCCTGGGTCTGCGCTGGAACCGGGAGTGGTGGACGGCGACCGACGTGGCGCGGCTGTTCAACGTGGATCCAAGCGTGGTCTTCCGCTGGATCTCGCAGGGGATGCTGGTGGCTAAACGGGAGCCTGGCCCGAGCCAGACGGCCTCGGGACAGGCCACGTACTGGCAAATCGGCGAGAAAGCCGTCGTCGCCTTCATGTTGGGACACCCTGAACAGTGGGATCACCGGAAAATGCGCAAAGAGGTCTTGCTCGATCTTCTGAAACCGGGACGGTTCAGCCGGGAAGTCGCCGCCGCATAACTCACCCATCCACTACGAGGTTTTTAACCATGTCGGAACCAGAGTCAGAGCATTACTTCCCCCCCGTGCTACCGGTGAGGCGCCAGCCGATGATCGAACGGCGGGTCCCCGAACGGCGGGCTACCGAACGGCGGGCCCCCGAACGGAGAAAATCCGTCCTGAGCATCATCGATGCTTGGGTCGACATCCGCGACCTGCTGCTGCCGCCGGACGCGGCGGACCGGAGCAACACGGCGGTCGTGGCTAGGGTCCGGGAGTTGGTTGGCCGGGAGTCGATGGATGAGGATGACCTGAAATGAGCTACGACCACGCTGCGCTGCGGCGCGAACTGGAGCGGGATGAAGGGCGAAAGCTGACGCCCTACCGGGATACCTTGGGAAATTACACCGTAGGCATCGGCCATCTCCTTCGCCCGTGGGAAATGCCGACGTTCGTCGAGACCGGGTCCGGGAAAATCCTCAAAACGCTATCAGAAGCCGAATGCGACGCGTTGCTGACGGAGGATATCGCGGATGCCGAACATGGTCTGACGCGCATCATGCCCCTCTGGCGGGAACTAGACGACGGGCGCCAACGAGCCTGCCTGAATCTGGCCTTCAATCTCGGGAACCGTCTCGCCCAGTTCACCCGTTTCCTGGACGCGATGAGTGACGAGCACTGGTTACTCGCGGCATCCGAACTCAAGCATTCCATGTGGTCTCGCCAAGTCGGGACGCGCGCGGACCGTATCGCCGCGATGATCCGGGACGGCTACGCGCAGGGAGACCGGCAAGAATGACGCTGATCGGGATAAGACGGGCCGCGCGGATGGCCCGAGAAGGCTCCCCAGACGCGATTTGGGGAGATTTGGGCGCGGGGGAATACCCCAAGGCGGGTCGGTCGTGAAAACGCCTGAAAACGCCTCTGGCGGATGGAACGCCTTGACCTCTCCCCGCCCTGAAGGCCGGGATCTCTAGCGGAGAATCTTGATGAGCACCTCTCTGTTGTTACACTGTGACGGAGTTAACAACTCAACGACTTTTACGGATAGTTCCGGGCTCAATCATACGGTCACAGCGCACGGCAATGCTAAAATCTCCACCGACCAGTCCAAGTTCGGTGGCAGTTCTGCTTACTTTTCTGGGAATGGAGACTGCCTCTCCATTCCCTATTCGAGCGACTTTAACTTCGGCAACGGCGATTTCACGATAGAACTCAACGTATACAAAACGGCGAATAACTCGAATTACAGCAGGTTATGGAGGACTGATGGCGTTTGGTATAGTGGTCTCTATTTCACTGTCGGTAGTGACGGTTATCTATGGGTGATCGGCTCTCTTTCTGGGAGCAATTGGGATATTGACAACAGGACGGTAGCACTTCTTGGCAACAACCAGTGGTACCACATCGCCGTTGTCCGTCACGGCGGTAACCTGACCGCATTCGTCGATGGTACGGGAACCACTTTATCAAGCACGTTGGGGACCACTCCGTTGTATACCGATACCTCTGCGGGATTTCTTATAGGAGGTGATGAATACGCCTTTTTCGGCTACATCGACGAGTTACGGATCACGAAAGGGGTCGCATTATATACGTCCAACTTCACCCCAGATCCGTATCCTTTCTCGAACCCAGGTGACCTGTCGTCGGCCAATAACTCCGCGTCCACCACCGCAGATGCGTCCATCCTGACCCTGGTTCACGGGGTCATCACCGCCTCCAACTCCGCGTCCACCACGGCGGACACCGCCGGATTCGCGGTGCTGCGCCAACTCGGTTCTGCGCGATCCGCGTCTGGCATAGCCCCCGACGGTGCGGGTCTTCCGGTCCTCCGTATCTTGGTGTCGGTCCATCACTCGGCTACCGTCTCCCCGGACACGGCGGTGCTGCTGACGATGGCCACGGCCACGGCCCTGGCCAGCCTGTTGCGAGCCGCATCGGCCACTGCGGATCGCGCGCGAATGATTGCGGTATTGCCGGCTCCGACGGACGGTATCTTGGGTTTGGCCGCCCTGGGTTCCGGACCTTCCGTGTCAGTTTCAGTACTTCCCCGTCACTAGTCCCGACGAGGCCAATCCCCCCTCTCTCATCATAGGAAAATCCCAATGGGATCATTGACTGATTACGCGGAAAACGCGCTGGTGAAACACCTGTTCGGCGAGGCAGCGTACACGCCGGCCGCGACCTTGTATTTCGCCCTAGCAACGCAATCGCCCGATGAAACGGCCACCGGAGCCAGCCTACACGAGTGTGCGAACTCCGGGAGTTACGCCAGAGTGGCCATCACTTTTGGGGCGGCGTCCGCGCGGCGGGTGACCCAAGACGCAACGGTCACGTTCGGTGCCGCCACTGGCAGTTGGGGGACCGTGAGCCATTGGGCCATTGTCGATAGCGCGACCTACGGCGCCGGTCACGTGTTGGCTTACGGGGGGTTCGCAGTCTCGAAAGCCATCGTGGCGGGCAACGCCCCGTCAGTGGTGATCGGCGAAATCTATGTCGAGCTCACGGCCAGTACCGGCATGGGGACGGACGCCGCCGAAGCGTTCTTAAATCGGATGTTCAGAAACCAAGCGTTCGCAGTCACCGCGACCTATCTCGGGCTGGTCACCGCGACGATGACCGACGCTTCGACGCTCGCGACGGTCACCGAAGTGACCGGGAGCGGTTACGCTAGAAAGCAGGTCAACGCTTACGGCGGGTCTACCCCTGCCTGGGCGAGCGCCGGATCTGGAAACACCGTCGTCAACGCGAATACCGTCACGTTCGCCGCTCCGCAGGAAAGCTGGGGGACCATCGTCGGCGCGTTGATGACGAATGCCGCGTCCGGAACCAGCGGCGTCATCTTGTGGTACGACAACGGGATCACTGACCAACTGGTCGGGGTCGGCGATACGGTACAATATGCGGGTGGGGCGATCAGCTTCTCCCAGTCTTGACAGTTGGCGGTGGTCCAGAAGGAGAAAACGGATGGCCATTAGATTGAAGACGCCGGCCGTCGAGCAGTCCACTTATATTGTGATTATTGCATTTCTGGATTCGACCGGGAAACCGACGGTCCCGAAATTATTCGAGTGGACGCTCATGGACGAAGGCGGTGAAATCGTCAATCACCGGGAATCGGTTAACGTGGATACGCCGGAATCGACGGAGAGTCTGGTGTTGTCCGGAGCCGACTTGGCATTGCCGGACCCGACGAAACCGACCCGGCATTTGTTGCTGCACGCACAGTACGATTCCGTTGAGTACGGGAACGATTTGCCCTGTCGGCAGGAACTCAAATTCACCATCACGGACCTGTTCTGCCTGTAGGCCCTATCGCCGTCAAGCGGAGAATTCAGATGGACGCCCGACTCCGCCCCTTCAAGCTCGCCGCGCCCCGCGTCCGGGAAGCGGCGATCCAGGACCAGATCATCGACTACCTGCGGGCGGAACAGGCCAGGGGGAGGGTCGTATGGATCATGCGCTTGAATTCTGGAGCGAAAAATACCGGGGGCCGATGGATTGCAAATTACCGGGTTTTTCTCCCAGGTATTGTGGGTTCCGTGAGCAAGGGAATGCCTGATATTTTGGTTCTATTGCCAGATGGGAAACTGGCGATGCTGGAAGTGAAAGCCGATGGAGGAAACATTACTGAAGAGCAGCTTCATATTCTCCAGATTAGCCGAGACAGGAATTGTATCGCTCAGATAGTGCGGAGATGGGAAGACGTGAGAGACGCATTGTTCGGGGGCGGCGGCTGTGTTAATATGGTCGCACCTGATAGCTGTGATCAGCAGCTATCAGGCACTTGACAACACCCTATCTATTTTGGAGATACGGCATTGACCAAAGACCACGATAACACAGTTGCGCTCACTTTTAAACGCTGCACCAAATGCGGCGAAGAAACCCCACTCGACGAATTCTCAAGAAACAAAACCCGTCCCGACGGGCACCAGAATGCGTGTAAAGAGTGCTTTCGATCCTATTGCTCCGCCCATTACGCTGCCCATCGGGAGGAGAGAGCCGCCTACCGCGCCGCCCACCGGGATGAGATAGCCGCCAGCAACGCCGCCTACCGCGCCGCACATTCGGAGCAGGGCGCCGCCTACGCCGCCGCCTACCGCGCCGCACATCCGGAGCAGGGCGCCGCCTACTACGCCGCCCACCGGGATGAGATTGCCGCCTACTACGCCGCCCACCGGGATGAGAAAGCCGCCTACCAATCCGCCTACTACGCGGCCAACCGAGATGAGCGTGCCGCCTACCAAGCCGCCTACTGCACCGCCAACCGGGATGAGATTGCCGCACGCCAAGCCGCCTACCGCGCCGCCCATCCAGAAAAGCGCGCCGCGCACCACCGCAACCGCCGCGCCCGCAAGCGTGCTGCACCAGGGAAGCATACTGCCGCCGATATACAGCAGTTGTTGCTATTTCAGAAAAAGAAATGCGCTTGTTGTCGAAAGTCTATTGCCAAGAGCTACCACGTTGACCACGTAATTCCTTTGTCTAAAGGCGGTTCTAACGACCCGCACAATCTTCAATTGCTGTGCCCCACATGTAACTTGAAGAAGCACGACAAACACCCCATAGACTTTATGCAATCGCTGGGAATGCTGCTTTGACTGGTCAACCTGTCGCGACGCGCAAGAGCCGGCTGGTGGCGTTCGCCACCCGCTGGCGCACCAAGCGCATGACGGCTCCGGAAATATCGTGATCCCGATCCGAGATTGCGGAGATTGCAGGTACTTCACCCGGACGCCGGACGGACCCAACATCATCCATCTGACCTGTGACGTCCGGAGCCGCGAGTTCCCAATCGCCGAAGTCTGCCCGTACTACCGGCCGCCGCCCAAGCCTGTCATCGTCGTCCGCGAAACGCCCGATGGGTGAGACGGATGAACGCCCACCGCGACCCGGCAGACTTAGTGGTCTACCAAGTCTGCCCCCACTGCAAGACGGTGCTGGAAGGGTACCGGATCGATTGCGACGGCCACACCTTCCGGGTTTATCACTGCACCGAGCACGGCGACGTGGTACCGGTGCGTTCAGCCGTCGCCAACCTCGTGCCTCCCCCAGGCGGCATCGAGAGAAACTATAGTAAACCGTTGAATTATAGCTTTTGACTATGTGGTAAGATCATGTCACGTTCAACCCCATAAGCCGCGATCACCGACCTCGGAGCAATCTAATGAGAAACTGGCTGTACCTACCGGCGCTCGCCGCTGTCCTGCTGTCGTCGGCCGCCCTGGCGGACACGTACCAAATCACCTATGGCTGGGTGGATGCCACCGTTTACGTGGCCGGACAAGACGCGGTGGTTTACGCAGCAAAGTACAAAATCAACAATGGGGCTGAGGTGGCGGTCCCTGCCCTGGTGACCCCCGGCGGCAGCCTGACCGTGACCGCGACGCCTGGGCAGACGATTCAAGTCGCCGGGCAAGCGACGAACAAGGGCCTGTCATCCCCGTGGAGCGCCTATGTCACCGCGACCTTCCCCGTCTCGGCGACCCAGCCGGGCGCCCAGACGGGCATGACCGTCACCGTCGTACGCACTGGGCCGTGACGACATGCGCCAGTTTATCCTCTGGCCGATCCTGGCCTTCGGCCTGACCGCCGCATTCCCTGCTGACGCCTACGACAAAACCTTCACGTGGGACAATGTGGCCCAGTGTTCGGTATCGAACATACCCGGCTGCTGGCCGGCCGGAACGACCGTCGAACTATCCGTCAACGGGATTGACGCGCCAGGGCTGGACGGGACAACGATGCCGTCCGCCCAACACGCGCTCACCTTCCAGATCGCCCCCGGAGCGCGGATGGACGCGAAAATCCGTGCGGTGACGCCGGCCGGCACCCAGTGCGGATCTCCCCCCGTCCCGTGTCCCTACAGCGAGTGGACGACTCTGACCGCCACACTGCCCGTCGATCAAACCGGCCTCTGGGTCAAAGTGGCCACTGCTACGGGCGCGTTGCCGGCCGGATGGTCTACTCAGGACATCGGGAGCGTGGGGTTGGCCGGGAGCGCCAGCACCGCGAACGGCACCTACACGCTCACCGGAGCGGGCGCCGATATCTGGGGGACGGCCGACGCCTTCCGCTTCGCCGGCCGGACGTTGGCCGGCGACGGGTCCATCGTGGCGCGGGTCGCCAGCATGACCAACACGGATCCCTGGGCGAAGGCGGGGGTGATGATCCGCGAGAGCCTGAACGCCAACTCGACCACCGCCACCATGGCGGTGACGCCGAGCAATGGGATCGCCTTCCAAAGCCGGCTGACGACCGGAGGATCTTCGTCTCATACGGTTGGCGCGGCGGTCAAGGCGCCTTATTGGGTGAAACTGGCGCGCGTCGGCAATCACTTCACGGCCTACCAGTCAGCCGATGGCGCCACTTGGGCGCCGGTCGGGTCGGCGGTTACCATCACCATGGCGACCGGCGTGTGGGTTGGCTTGGCGGTGACGAGCCACAATGCCAGTGCGCTGAATACCGCCGTCCTGGACCACGTCAGTGTCACGGGTTCCCCTTAAAACTGTCCGCCGTCGCCGCCGAGGCGCCCGCGCGAGTGGCCGGCCGTGTCGTTGAGACATCTGTCACCCTCCGCGGGGTTGTTCTGGTGCGGAGTCTGCCGGAGGCTCCGGGAGATCCTGCTGGATGCGCCCTGGTCGTCGTTCGACCTGATCGCGGCGACCACCATCGGACTGATCGGCGGGTATTTCATGCTGCCGTTCCCGGTCTACGATCTCTACCCGATCTACTCGACGTTGGGGGTGGTTTCACACGAGGACGCGCTGGGGGCCCTGTTTCTGATGGCGGGGATTCAGGCGGTCTTGATCACGATTTACTGTGAGAAACCCCCGTTCTTCGCAAGGTTGTGCGCGCGGATTGCGATTGCGCTGTGCTTTTTGATCCTATTTTGTAACGCAGCCATCCAGGGGCCTCCTCCGCCTCCGTCGGCCATTTTCTGGAGTATCCAGTTTATGGCGGCTGTGCTCGGGGTGGCAAGAACGCGTCGTCATGGGCGTTGACTCGAAGTCTTGGTTAGAGGCACTGACTTGGGCCGTAGCGAACCTGCCTAACCTGTCGCTGTTGTTGGTGATCGCAGCAGGGGCCTGGGTGTGGCTGAAGGACATCTGGTACCACGGACGGGAAGAAGGGCAGCACGAGAGTTTCATACAGTCGATACTGCGCGTGAACGCTGAACTGACCGAGGAAAACCGAAAGTTGCGGTCCGAATTGTTTAGCATCGCGCACCGCCAGCCCGGCGGTGGAGAGTTGGCGGCCCCCCCTGCGAACAGCGACGGGCACTGACGGCCCGCGCCGGATTTCACGGTTGCGGTTAACAAGCTAAATGGTAAGAGAAATCAATGTGGGAGGATCCGAATGAGCCTGTGGCAAACTCTATGGGAACCGGCCAACCCGTCATCGGCCACCGGGAGTGTCGAGGGTGACACCCATGCGGCGTCTTCCAAAACGACGCCCGTCGATGCCGACGAACTCCCGGTCGTTAACTCGGCGGCGTCCTTCGCTTTGGCCAAAGTCACTTGGGCTAACCTCAAGGCGACTTTAGCCGGCACCTTCGCCAAATTGGCGGGCACGACGGGCGGCCAGACCCTGATCGGCGGAACTGGAGTCACTGACGCCCTCTCCCTGCAAGGGACGAGCGGTAACGGGACGGCCGGCAGTGCGGCGATTAACCTGAATGTGGGCAATAACGGCGCAACGGTGGCGATGACGGTCCTGAACGGCGGCGGCGTTGGTGTTGGAACGCTCAGCCCGCTCACCACGTTGACTGTTGCCGAAACCTCGATGGCATCGCCGCGCGGTATTTTATCGCAGCAATTCAGTACGTCAGTGAACGGCGCCCGAGTCGGTTTTTCCAAGGCGCGCGGATCGGTCGCGACTCCGACCACGGTGGTTTCCGGGGACGGTCTCGGCCGCTTGATGTTCCGTGGTTTTGACGGGACGAACTATCTGGAGATGGGTTCTATCGAGATGGTCTGTACGGGGACCATCGCCACGGGCAGAATCCCCACCTATCTATCTTTCTTAACCGCCACCGACGCGGCCACCAGCGTGCTGACCGAGGCGATGCGAATCAATAGCGACCAGAGTATCACCGTGGGAACGCTGACCGTTAACGCCCTCCTGATCCAGTCCCAGCTCATGTCATCCATCCAGTTTGGAGCCTTGTAAATGGCCGCCACCCCCGCTTATCCGTCCGGCGTCGCCCGGATCACGAAACAGATTCTCCCCGCCGACACCACGACCTTCGTCGACGTTTACGACAACAGTTTGTCGAGTACCTCGGTCCGCGTGGAAGCGCTGAACCTGTGCAGCACCGATACCAGCACCGTCAACATCCAGTTCGCGCGCTATGACGGGTCCACGGCGTTCGTAATGGGGACCGTCCGCGCCGTGACCTTGGCCGGAACCGATGGGGCTACGGCTCGGGTCAATTGTCTATCGACGATCGGAACCCTATCGGCGGACGGCATCCCGGTGATCGAGATTCCGGCGGGCGGAAAACTGCAAGCCTGTAGTCTGGTTGCGGTCACCACCGCCAAGGTCGTCACTCTGACCGGCTGGGTCCGGCAATATGCGTAGATTATCGCCTTCCGTCTCCCCCGCCGGAGCGAGCCCGAAGCGGAAACCGGCGTCAGCGACGGCTCCAGTCGGCCTTCAGGCGCCGTGGTCTCCGATGGATTGGCAGAAAGTTGGGCCGGCTTATGCGGGTCGAGTCCAGGCGTTGCGGCAACCGATGGCCAGAGTCACCGACGTGCTGATCACGCCGTCGGGGAATTATCCGGCTGGTAACGCGTTCGCTGGTGGTGTGTTGCTCCCGGACGGCCGGGCGTTTTGCGTGCCGTACAGCTCGACGACGACGCGGATTTACGACCCGGCGACCGACGTGCTGATCACGCCGTCGGGGACTTATCCAGGGAGTGGCGTGTTCTATGGCGGAGTGCTGCTCCCGAACGGCGGGGTGTTTTGCGTGCCGCGCTACTCGACGACGGCGCGGATTTACGGCAATAAAGATTACGCTCTGGCTCCGGCCAGAGTCCTGTCGGCCTACGACAACAAACTTTAGGGTTAGAATATTTATATGGCACTGTTGATTTTAACTCTTGAACAAAGCCTGGCCATCGCTGCGATCAGCAGGACCCGGGCGGACGGCGGGTTGGGCGTGATCTTCGACGGGACCAATTATTTGTGCGCCGACGTGAGAGCCAACCCGGTCTACACGGATTACTGGCCGATTCTGGCGACCGTGACCGTCTACCATACCCCGCTATCAAAGCGCGACTTTTACTTGCGGATGGGCAAGGCGAACCGCAAACAGATCCGGGCGATCCTCGCCACCAACGCCGACGTAGCGGACGGCTGGGAATATATCCACACCATCGACACCGTCGACGTGACTGATAGCGACGTGATTCAG